TGTTTTAGACGAACCTGCTGATACTTACGAAATGAGAGATTCACAATGGTATTTTAAGCGTTGGGCAGTAGAAGACGGACAAATGATGTTTGAAAATAGTTTACATATTAATAGTGTAAACAATTTATGGAATGCATTAGGCGTTCCTATTTTTCATTGGACTTTTCAAGGCGACTATGTTACTTCTTATGATAAAGATATGTTTGCCAAAATTAATTTAGATAATAAAGATAGAGCACGAGACAACGCACATGACGGTCCGTTGATTCATCAGGAAGTAGTAGATAAAATTAGGGATAATGTAAAGTGTATGATATAGTTTTTATTAGTTATGGAGAACCCCACGCTGACCAAAACTTTGAAATGTTAAAAAGTAAATTTCCTATGGTCAAGCGTGTAAAAGATGTAGACGGAATCCATCAAGCACACGTACTTGCGGCTAAAAAATGTTTTACTAAAATGTTTTGGGTAGTTGATGGCGATGCAGTACTTCAAAACGATTTTAATTTTGATTACGAGGTTTCCGAGTGGGATTTAGAGACAGTTCATGTATGGAGAAGTCTAAATCCTGTAAACAACTTGGAATATGGATACGGTGGTGTTAAACTTCTCCCTAGATCACTCACACTGAACATGGACACCACCGTACCCGACATGACAACTAGTATTAGTAGTAAATTTAAAGCAATGCCTGAAGTAAGCAACATGACTGTTTTTGATACTGATGAATTTTCAACTTGGAAGAGTGCATTTAGAGAATGTGCAAAATTAGCAAGTAGAACTATTAAAGGTCAAGTAGACGAAGAAACAGAAAAACGTTTAGAAACTTGGTGTACAGTAGGAAACGGACCGTACGGCAAATATGCTATTCATGGTGCTCTAATAGGAAAGCACTGGGGCGAACAATATAAAGACAATAAAGAAATGTTATATAAGATTAATGACTTTAAATGGTTAAAGGAACAATTTGACGATTATGCAGATTCCATTTAAAGACATAGTTAAGTTCGGACAAAAAACAATGTTAGACACTAAGTTGTTTAACGTTAGTTGGATCCTTGGACGTTTTTGTAATTACAAATGTAGTTACTGTTGGCCTTATGCTAATACTGATAAGCCAGATCATCAACCTTTTGAAATTTATACTAAGACGATTGATGAAATTAAACGCCAAGCAAGAGCAAACGGATTTACAGATTTTCATTTCAGTTTTTCAGGCGGCGAGCCAACCGCATACAAAAATTTTGGCGAACTCGTAGAGTATTACTGTAGCGATACAGAAGCACCTTACCAAAGTTTACATATGACAACAAACTTGTCGCCTGGATCTAAATGGTGGGGTAGGTTTATTGATGCAACAGCAAATCTATCACGCAGAAGCGTAACAGCAAGTTATCATGCCGAATTTGCAAATGAACAAGAGTTTGGTGATAAGTGCTTACAACTCATGAAAGGTGGTGTATATGTTACAATTAATCAAGTCATGGTTCCAACGCTTTTCGAAACACTATTCGAACGTTGTGAACGATTTGCCGCCAGAGGTATTAATGTCACTCTCAAGCCTCAATCCGACCCAACTGCCTCCTACGTGGTGGAAGGATATACCAAAGAGCAAATCAAAATCATGCAAGAAGGATTCCCCCAAAAAGTCGAAGACGAAGAAGTCTACCAAATAAAACTTACGGACGGAATTCAGGATTACTATATGGACCAAGCAGAGCGTTTCAATGCTTTTGACTTTAATCGTTTTAAAGGATGGAACTGCTCTGCAGGATATCAAAGTTGTATTATACGCGGCGAAGAAGTTAAGAGGGCATACAGTTGTGCGGAAGAGCCTTTAGGCACGCTGTACGACGGTTTTACGCTGTTTAAAGCACCATCTAAATGCATTACTGATACCTGTGTAAGCAGTGCAGACAGCAAAATACCAAAGGTAAAGTTATGAGAATTGAATTAGAAGATATTATGTTTTGGATGGACGCTATTAGGAATAGCGAAGACAAGTATCGAACATTAGAAAGTTTTTGGAAAGGACAACTACGTAGTAAGCGTTGGTTAGTTGAACAATTAGAAGAGTCTGCTTTGCCTACTAAAAATAAAATTGTAATACACGGTGGTTGGAACGGAGTACTTGCTAGTCTTATTTTTAACAGTAAAGTAAATGTTAGTCATATTACATCAGTTGATGTTGATCCTGAATGCCAACAAATTGCTAGTACAATAAACAAACGTCAAGAAATGTCCGGAGCATTTACAGCCGTTACAGCAGATATGTGTGATTATAAGTACGAAGCAGACATTGTTATTAACACGAGTTGTGAACATATTACACAGGAACAATATGAGCAGTGGTTAAACAATGTACCTGACAATGCTACTATTATATTACAAAGTAATAATTACGATGAACTTGATGAACATATTAGATGTGCAAAAGGTATCAACCACTTTACAACACAAAGTCAAATTAAACCTTTCTTTAGAGGAACATTCCCTCAACAGAAATACGAACGTTATATGATTATAGGTAAGAAGCAGTAATGTATAAACTAGACGAGATAAGAGCAATACATTTAGAAGTCACTTCAAAGTGTCAAGCCTCTTGTCCTATGTGTGCAAGAAATTTACAAGGCGGCCCATTAAATCCTTTTCTTAAATTAAATGAAGTTGACCTAGGAACTTTTGTTAACTGGATACCGAGAAACATTGTACGACAACTAGATCGTTTGTATATGTGTGGTAACTTTGGTGATCCTATTATTGCAAAAGACACACTTGAAATATTTGAATATCTACGTGAAACAAATTCATCAATTAGCCTAAGTATGAATACAAACGGAAGTGCTAGAGATACAAAGTGGTTTGAAAAACTTGCTAAATTAAATGTGCGTGTTCGTTTTGGTATTGACGGATTAGAAGATACACACAGCAAATATCGTATTGGTACAGACTGGAATAAAATTTTAGAAAATGCAAGAGCATTTATTAATGCTGGCGGATACGCTATATGGGATATGTTGATCTTCAGTCATAATTCTCATCAAGTTGATCGTTGTAGAGATATGGCAGGTGATATGGGGTTTAAAGAATTCTATAGTAAAAACACAAGCAGATTTAGAGATGATGCGTTACCTGTACTTGACAAAAACGGAAAACAAGTTGATGTGCTATACCCGACAGAAAAAAGTACACAACAGAAAGAAAAAATTAAACAAGTAAAAGCATCTGAAGAGGTGTGTACTATTAAATGTAAAGTAAAAGAAGAACGTGCAATTTATATAGGTGCTAATGGAAATCTATTACCTTGTTGCTGGCTGGATCATGATTATATACAACCTACATCAACAAGTAGAATTGACTTTTTAAATCATTTTGGAAATTACCCTAATTTGCATAGTAATACTATGCAAGAAATATTCGATGACGGATTTTTTGATACAATAGAACGTGGTTGGAAAACTAATCCATTAAAAGAATGTAAAAAACAGTGCGGAACATATGACAGATTCAAAGAACAATTCAACTAAGACATTTTGTCCTTTACCGTGGATACATTTAGCAACTCGTCCTAACGGCGATGTGCGTGTATGCTGTACCGCTAATGCTAGTGGCGCAGGTGTAACTGACGACAAAGAAGTTGGGCTTGTAAAACGCGACGGCGTTGCAATGAACGTTCGAGATCATACTATTGAAGAAGTGTGGAACTCAGAGCATATGCGTAACACAAGATTACAAATGTTAAACGGTGAAGTGCCTGCAAGTTGTCGTAAATGTTTTGAAGAAGAATCAAAAGGAATTAAAAGTAAACGTAATTGGGAAACAGAAGTTTGGAAGGAACGAATTGATGTTGACAGTATAGTAGCACAAACTAACGATGACGGAAGTTTACCTGTAAACATTCCATACTTTGATTTACGATTAGGTAATATGTGTAATTTAAAATGTGTTATGTGTAGTCCGCACGATAGTTCTAGTTGGATTAAAGATTGGAAATTACAATATCCACTGTACACAAATCCTCAATTAAAAGAAGATCAGGGTTGGAATCCTAATTTTGATTACACTTGGTACAAGAAAGGCAGTTTCCTTGACACAATGAAAAGTCAAGCACAGCATATTAAAGAATTATATTTTGCTGGTGGTGAGCCTTTAATGATTCCAGAGCATTATGCTATTCTTACATATATGGTTGAACAAGGGTATGCGAAGAATTGTATTTTACGTTACAACTCAAACGGCACAGAAATTAACAACGAATTATTAGAACTATGGAATAACTTTAAACACGTTAAATTTAATTTTAGTATTGATGCTATAAACGAACGTAATGACTATATAAGATATCCTAGCAAGTTTACACAAATTGAACAAAACTTAAAAGTCTTGGACAATACCCCAGATAACGTTACTGTTAACATTGCTTGTGCAGTACAAGCATTGAACGTACACCATATTGTTGATTTAGCCGAATGGAAACTAGCACAGAATTTTAAAAAGATTAATCAAATTCCTTATGGTGCTGGAGTTATAGGATTACATTTAGTCTACTTGCCTAGTTATATGAATGTAAGAGTACTACCCAAAGACATTAAACAAGAGGTAAGTGCAAAGATAACTAACTTTGCAACACATTTTTTACGTGATTTTGAATTTAATACAAATCCATATGGTAAAGAACGTTGGTTAGGACTTGTTGATTATATGAATGCTGAAGATTGGAGTCACAAACTTCCTGCATTGCAAGAGTATTTAAAGATTAGTGACAAAACTAGGGAACAAGATTTTGTTAGTGTGTTTCCGGAATTGGAGAGTATATATGTATAGCCCAGAAATTGAAAGAGCATTGCGTTGGCAAAGTTTAGTAAACCTTGGAAACCAAGTAAAACTTAAATGGCATATTGATCATAATCAAGTTGAACAACAGTTAGAACAGTTTAAAGATAACTGGTGTCCTTACAATGTTAAAAAAGACAAATACAATAATCGTTGGGGTCTTCCGGTAACTAGTCATACTGGTGATGTTATGGACAACTATCATTTAAACAGTTTTGGGTATATGCAAAAGTATCACGATGTTGAGATGAAAGAAGAAAACTTTAACACACCTACAGAAGTTTATCATAAAATTCCAGAGATTGCAAAACTAGTAGATATATTTTCTCCAGACATTGGGCGTGTACATTTACTACGTATTGACCAAGGTGGATTTTTTCCACCTCATAGGGATTTTCACGGAACTAGTCCAGAGTACTTTAGATTGCTAGTTGTGTTTGGTAGATGTAGTCCTGAAAACTATGTCCAGATGATAGACGGACAGCCTCGATACCCCGAACCTGGTTATGTGTATTTTACAAACTTTCAACTAGATCACAGTGTGTTTAGTTTTAGTGATAATTTATACAGTTTAATTTTAACAGTTAAACTAAATGACCGTACACAGAAACTTATACTAGACAACACAATGGCAGAATGAAGTTAACATATCAAAATCCTGAAAAAGAAAACTGGTTCCTTGTTAGTTGGACACTTTCTAACAAGTGCAACTATCGTTGTTCTTATTGTCCTGACCATTTGCATAATGGTAGTACAGGACAACCTCAATGGGAAACTGTAAAACGTTTTGTTGAAAATTTTAATGTACCAGGAAAAGATATTTGTTATAGACTAAGTGGTGGCGAGCCTACACATTGGAAACATTTTCTTGACTTGGCTAAACTTGTTAAAGATAGAGGACACACATTTAGTTTTTTAACTAACGGTAGCAAGAGTGCAGAATATTACAAAACAATATCTCAATACACAGATGGCTATATAATTTCATACCACCCTGAATATGCAGAACTAGATCATATTAAAGAAGTAATACAAGAAAGTTATTGTCCTGTATTTGTTAATCTAATGTTATCGCCAGAAAACTTTAATGAAATGTTTAACATTGCAGAAGAATTATATTCAAGCAGTGATAACGTTAGTATATGGCCTAAAATTATTTTAGATAAGTCTAACATAGATGCAATTACAAATAAACCAGCAAACTATACACAAGATCAATTAGACACAATTAAAAATTGGCCTTTCTTTACAAACCTTCCTGACACACATTTACACAGAGGAGAATTGCTGTTAGATGAAGTACCTGTAACTGCTAATGATCTAATTGCTAAAAATCAAAATACATTCTATGGTTGGAAATGTTGGGCCGGACTACATATGATTAATGTTGATATGTGGGGTAACATATATAGAGCAGATTGTAAAGAAGGCGGCGCATTAGGAAACATTGAGCGTTATAAGTTACCAACTGAAACAGTACAATGCGGAAAAGGTGTATGTGCTTGTTTAAGCGATATCTATTTAAGAAAAGAGAGTGTCTAGTTCAGGACAAACATCTAGTACGTTTGTACCTCTTAACTTATCAAGTTCTAGAGTAAACTCAATAAACTTATCTAAGTTCTCGGGATCATATCCTTCTGTATAACCTGTGCCTTCTAGAATAAATGTTGGAAGTATTCTTGGATTTAGATATGCAGGTGTTGTAACTACATTGTTAAGATATAATTCATAATTGTCTTTGCGTACACTTTCAAACCAACTGCGAATTTCGTTTAAGTGACAAACATTATAAGTCATTACAGTTCCAGCAAAAATAACACGATCCATTTTATCAAAGTGTTTTAGATTTTCTTCAAACTGTTCAAATGTAAAGTTAGCACCACCACGAATATATTCGTATAGTTTTCCCACTCCTTCAATACTAATATGCCATTTAGTTTCTTTAAACTGTTGTGCTAGTTCGTCAAACTCTAAATCAATAACAGTGCCATTTGTACTAATATCAAGTGTAATATTTTTAGCAAGATCTAAATCAATTAGTTTCTGCATAATTTGTTTATTAGCAGGTTCCATATAAGGTTCGCCACCTTTAATATTAACATACTGCAAGTTTTTAAAATATTCGGGGTATTCAAACAATCTATCTACAATGTCAGGTGATAGATTTCTATATCCAAAGTCGGGTTCGTGTATAGGACGAGGAATGCCAAGTTCTTGTAATTTTAAATCTTCTTTAATCCAAGCAGTTGAGTTTACACCACTACACATACGACATTTTAAATTACAAACATTGCTCATATTAAATTCTAAAAAGTAAATGTCGTCTTTGCCTTTGCTTTCTGGTTTAAGCATAGGGTTAAGAACTTGTTCAAAAAATTTACGTCTACTGTGTCCATTGACACATTCTTTTGCTGTACATTGTATACAATTACTAGGGTAATCGCCTGAGGCAATAATTCTTTTAGTTGTGTTTAATCCAGGGTGGCGTAGAATAGTTGGTAAGTCGTCTTTGAGCAAGTTGCCGTGTCTTCCTTCATAAACACAGTCAGGAACAACATCACCGTTGAAACGTATACTTAAGGCGTGCCAAGGAGCGTAACAGTTCATAGTACAGCCACCGTTTCTATGTCCAACCAATCGTTAACAGTAACTAGTGTTGAACTATCATCGTGTGTATTATAAACGATTGTGTGTATTTTGTCTTTGTAAATTACAGGACGCCCAAACATTAAATTATCTGGATATGTTTTTGAAATCCATATTCCGTTAGGGTCTACTTTATATAAAGAACATCCAGGAGTTCCTGCTGGTAAGAAATAAGCATAGCCTTTAAAAGCAATACCGCTACGATATCTAAACTTACCACCGTAAGTTTCTTTTATACTAAATTGAAAACTTTCTTTAGTAACAGTATTAAACACTACACCTTTATTACTTTCTCCATGTTCTGTTCCGTATGGTAATCCAATAATAACATCGTCAACTAGTACTTGTGCATTATATTTTTTAGCAAAGTCGTCAACATTTAATTTATGTAGTTGGCATCCTTTTGTTTTTGTATCAAACTCAATTACTTCGTTTAGTCCTGGAGTTTCTCCGAACGGTAAACTAAAAAGTTTATCACCTACAACAACAGCATCAGTGTATTTGCGTGATACTTCTGGTAGGTCTAGTTTGTGCTTAATTACTTTCTTGCCATCAAACTCTAGTATGTTTGAATAGTGAACACTTTCACCTCTTGGCATACTGTAATAACTTCCGTTACAATACACAGTACCCATATGTGCTTTCTTTTCGTTTGTATCTACTTCAACGGTTTTAACTTCGTTGTCTTTGATATAAATTAAGAATTGTGTATCTTCGTAGCCTAGAGGAAAACTACAAGCAGTGTTACCGTGACTAGCAACACTATAGAATTGTCCCTTACCTGTTTTATCTAGTGTATGGTATATTGGCTTTTTATCTTTTAGTTGTACAACAACATTTAGGTCATCGTAAATGCCATATGGAATAAGCCATACGCTGTCGTCAGTAACTCCTACAGCATTAAATTTACTAGTTGCAGGTGGCACGTTATCTAAAGGAATAAGACTGGTGTAGTCTTTGTAGAACGCACACATATCATATTCTTCGTTGTTTCTAGTACCAAAAGGCGGACTAATTAATTCGTCCTTGTTTACTTCTAGTACAAGGTGTCTAATACGTGCTTCGTTATAAAATTCTTCAAATGCTTTATACATTGTTTAAATCTATCGTGTTTAATACAGTACCGGATATTGTATCAAATACTAGTACTGTTTGAAATGTTTCGCTTTCACCATATGGAAATGCAAACATTGTGTCTTGTATCATTACACAATCATTATACTTTTCTATAGTTGTGCTGTCTTTAAAATAGTCACTGATGTCTATAGTGTACGTGCTATCGTCACTGGTATTGACAACTAATACTTCTGCTAGATCACCTTGACTTTTCCAAGTATCTTCGGGCTCACAAACACATCCACCTCTTGGAATATAATAGATTTTTCCTTGACTATTTTCTAAGCCAGTAAAATATTTCTTGCTTTCTTTTCCTATATCTAAATTTTTAATATACCACTCATCTGTAACACTGTTAATAACCAGCATCTCACTCCAATCTTCATCGTGGCCTGCTGGAGGAAAATAAACTTTTCCGTTTCTTGCAACAGTATGTGAGTAGTATTTTCTACTAGTTTGTTGTTGTTTTGTTTTTACACCTTGCCAACCTTTTCCGTCAAACTTTGCTAGGATGTCAAACACAGGACTTTCGCTATATGGTGGTGCATATAATTTGTTCCCCACTTTTGCTAGTGTGGTAAACTTTTTATTACAGGTTCGATCTTCATCGTAGTCTACCCACCAAGAACTCATATCAATTAATTTATAACTGCTGTCAAAACAATCATATTCTATTCTATAAGGAAAGAATGTGTCGTGATTTTCACCTCGGGGCATTCCGTAAATAATACCATCTACCATTTGTGTAGTGTGCCACATTTTAGTATCAGTAACAGGAATATCTAAACCCATTAATTTAAAATTATGTGACTTCATATTAAAGTCTAGTACATAGGTAAACGGTTCGTGTTCTCCGTAAGGAATAGCAATAATTCTATCACCGTAAACGTGTCCTTGTACATACTTGCCTCGTCCTTTTATTCTTAAATCAACATAATCAACACTGTCGTCTTTGGTATCTACAATTAGGATACGACTTTCGTTATAGGGCAAGAAATAGATCTTGTCACGATGTACAATACCTTTCTGCCATTTTTCTGTGGAATCATCTACATCTAGTTTAATTTTTTCTATACGATATGTGCGTGGATCCATCTTGAGCATATAGTCAAGAGATTCTGTAAGGCCGTAAGGAGGAACGTATATCATTCCGTTGCTACCTACTGTAGCATAACTAAATGCTTGTGGTGTCAATCTTTTCTCCAAAGGCACTTTTTAAATCTTTATCTAGTTTTTCTAAAACTTCTTCAGGATTATATATGCCAACGTTATCCCAATCACACATAGATATTTTATCACCGTCGATAATAATATTACTTAGCACCCAATCTCCGTGTGCATATGGACTAGTTTCGTTTATGTTGCTAACACAGAAGTTATAAATCTTATCTACAAATTCTGGAGTATGTTCAAACTCACTTGCAGGTTTACCTGGAATAATATTAAAGCAAATATACATATTTCCATCTTCAATGCCATGTGATTGTACGTATCCAGGTACTAATTCATCTAGAACATCAACGTGCCATTCTAACCACTCTTCGTCAAGGTAGTGCCAAACTTTTTTATAGCAATTATCAAGTTTGTAAACCCTACGTGCTTTTTCTTTATTAACTTTAATTAATTCCATATGCCTGTGCTACTTCTGGTAAGTAGTCCTTAATATTTACACGTCTAAATTTATCTAATTTTGTAATTTCTTCAACAAAAATTCTTTGTTGATTTGTATCAGCAGTTTCACTAAACCAGTTTGTGTTAATTTTAAATTGTTCTTTTAAACTATCTGGAGCATTTTTAACGTGTAACCAATCAGGTTGAGAAAGATAATTTTCCCAAACCTGTAAGTTATGCTTATCACTCCATTCTAATAATTCATTATGGTAGGCGCTGTTTAATATACTTAAACAAGGAGCAATATCTGTCTTATACATATCTTTATAACGCAATGTATTTTCTTCTACAGTTTTCCAATCCGCACCGTATCTAATGTATTCAATTCTTTTTCCTACAGCATCCATACTTACACTCATTATAACACGGTTAAAGCGTTTGAGCAAGTCTTGTACACGAGGATTGAATAAACTTCCGTTTGTATTAAAACGAATAGTAACACTTGAGTCTAGCCTTTCTAAAAACTGAGGCAAGTGTTTAACCATCATAGGCTCGCCGCCTGTAAGATAAACTTCTTTTAGTGGCAAGTTTTCAAAGTAGTGTAAAAATTTTTCATCATACCAGTTGTAATTTTTTACATCTAGTACAGTATGATATGGATTTAAATTTTGTTTAGCCATCTCTGCGGCTTCTTCTGCGATGCTACTACTTGCACCACTATGACAACTTATACATTTAAAGTTACAACTATTTCCAAACCGTAAATCTAAGTGTGTTATATCAGGACCGTAAAAATCTTTTTGTTGTCGTCTACTAGGTATTCCTGCTTCTTCGTGTCGCTTACAAGTAATACAAGCATCAGGCCATTCGTCCTTTGCTAGAAGTTCTTTAGCATTTACAACAGGTTGACTGTTAAGCCACTCTTGTGGAGTATGAGTGTGTACAGTTTCTACATTGTTGGGTTCGTTGCTAGTACAACATAATCGATATTGACCGTTAGCCGCAATGTATACATGACTTTCTAAAAGTTTACATCTCATAGCATACGAGCCTTGTGCATTAATTCATTTGCGTTGTTAGTGATTTCTGTTAGTTCAACACTTACGATATTTTTATATTTGCTTAACATTCTTGTCCAGATATCTCTATCTAAGTTATACACGTTATTCCATTCTAAAGGCATAACTAATTTTCCTACAACGATGTAACCTAATGCCATATCTAATGTAATTGGTTTGTTTACATTTTTCTTATACCAATCAACAAAGTGTTTTGTAACTGTGAATGGAGTTTCGTATGCAGAACGATATAACATATATCCCTCGCAGTTGATATGCTGTTGGGTAACTATCTCGTTAATTCTATCACTTTCACCTCTACCACAAATCTCTAACCAATGTTTGCCTAGAGTGTTATAACCCATGCACAAGTCACCAAAACTTCTATCCATTCTAAAATATAATAAATCCTCATTCTCAATTGGTAATGTAGTAGCACCGTCAAATCTAAAAAAACTATTAATGCGAGGAGAGTCTTGATTACTTAAAAACTGTTCGTATGTATGAATAAGTCGATTTAACTTATCATAATCCTCGTTTGAGGACTTTGTATTTTCTACAAGTTTGTGTAAATCATTTAACGAAGTGTTTGGATCGATATTTAAACTAGTTGTAAGATTTACAATTTCTTGCTTTAATTCTTCTTCATCTTTTGTATCTAGTACAAAACTTGTTTCTTGCACTAGTGGTTTATTAATATTTTCTTGTAGCAAATACAAGAATTTCTGTGCTGGGTGGTGATCATATAATATGTAAGTTAACGGAAGCAAATCTTCGCCGTTAGAATATGTTACTGTAATACCAGGCTTATTCCAATATACTTTTTCAGGCAATAAATATTCCATATGCAGTTAACTTCACTTACAAACCATCATCCAAAAAATAGGATTGATATTAATTATCAAATGGGTAACACTTGTAATTATG